GGCGCTGAGTAACGCTCTCCGGTTGCCAATGCTCGCAACACGCTGGCACGGATAACCTTGAAGTCATAGCGCGGGCCTGATTCTGGTTGTTTGACTGGCTTGACTGGCTTTTCAACCTTCTGCTTGCCGTCGATATATTCCCGAGACGAGACAACGCGGAAATCGAATTGCGGGATTTGGCGATTGAGCAGGGCGGTTAGTTGGCTCATGCTGCACCGCCTTTCATCAGACCATTCATTCCATCCATGACACGCACCCATCTGTTTCGCACTTTCCGTGAACGTGGCCGTTGTAAGCTGACTGGCTCAAGTGCAGCCGACCTTTGCACACCGGGCACTCGATAACCTCGGAACGGTCATGTTCAGGCTTCGGAGCGACACGCCACTTGGCTGCAAGGCGCAACGCAGCGAAGGTTTTTTCCAACCATTGATCCTGATCGAGACGGTATGCTTCGACCTGTTCATCGGTTGGTTCCTGGCGAAGCGGACAGGGGATAACCGTCTCGCCCTTGCGATCGATCTCTTTGCGAATGGTCGGCTCGCCATGCTTAATTAGCGTGCCGCGACCATGAGCCGGAAGTTCGCGGAACTTGACGCATGGCATGCGGTTGAACATTCCGACGCGGCGGCCGTTGAACGTGTCGAAATAATTGACTCCCGCCTTGCAGCACGCTTCTTTGTAGCGCGGCCCCATGTCGATTCCGGCGAAGTGGATGCAGGTTCCGTGGTTCATGCTGCACCGCCTTTCACGCGGGCAATTGCTTCTCGCAGAATGTTTTCAGCTTTGAACAATGCACCCCTTGTGTCTGGTTCCGATAGAAGCATTTTGTAGCATCGCTCTACGTCCGATAGCAGGTCGTCGCGCTGCTTGGTTGTGTGTTCGCACGCATTATTTAACGCGTCCACAAGCCGCGTATGCTCAAGCGTGTCGGTATCCAGTCCAGCGCAAGCATTCACACAGGCCCGCGCCCTTCTGTATTGTTCTTCGTTCAGCAATACCGGAGTCCGACCGTTTTCATACACGGCAAGCTGGCGGAATTCGTACTTGAACATTTCATCGCTCATTCTTCATCCTTCGCAGGAACCCTTCAATCGGGATATACGAAAGCATGATGTCGTTGGTGCAGGCGCGGTACATGGTCGAATACATCGCATCATGTCCGTCCTCGCGTATCGTCAGATGACGGGCGCAAGTGTCGCTCTTGTGGCACCAGTCGCCGACAAATTCACCGTGCGCTAGGCAGCGGGTCATGTCATTGGGTAGGGGTAGGTGGATCATAATTACTCAATGACCAATCTGCGGACGGCACGAACGCGGAGCTCGTTGAGCTTGAGGATGACGCTCTGCTCGCCGTAGCCGAAGTCCTGATACCAAGCCCAGCCGGCCTTGGCGTGGTGCGTCCCGTTGCTCCAGTACCAGTCTTTCTCAAATTGGTCGCGGTGATTGGCCCACAGCATGGCCAGCTCGATGCGGTTCGGCAGGTCGCCGCCGATGCTTTTGGACCATTCCATCTGCTTTTCCCAGGTGGCACCTTTGGCATCACCAGGTAGCAGAATGACGTGGTGCAGGTTACCGGCGACGTCTCCGATGCAGCCGACGTAGATTTCGCCCTCAGCCAGCGGCGGGATTTCGATTTTGCTCATGTTTATTCTCGTAATGGGTGGGGGAGCTATCAACTCAGAAGAGATTCATGCGGCCGGTTTAGCTTCGGCGCGACGACGGTGTTGCGCTCCCCCATTGATCTTTACTTGATGCGAAGACTAGTTCCGCGCGACAAATGAACGCCAGGAACGTCAAATCCATCTTTGATGGCCTGTTTGACCAGCGTCTTATCAAGCTGGAACGTTGCTGGGATTTCATTGAAGAAAACACGTGGAATCAGCGATTCGTCATCCACCGTGACGGCCTCGGGATTCTGCGCAATGCTTACGACGAACCACGGACATTCAATCTTCTGAATGCCTGCAATCTCCATGTTGGTTTTCAGGTATTGCTTGAGCGATTCAGCGCGCTTCTCGATAGCCTTGCGGCGATCGGCTAGTTGCTGCTCGGCTTCCTTGATCTGCTTGGCATCCGACTCGAGATTGTGGAATACGGCGGCAACGTTCTTGCCCTTTTCGACAAGATCGCCGGATTCGGCTTCAAGCGTGTCGGCAATCGTCTGGTCATCAAGGTCAAGGTCATGCAGCTTGTCGGATAGGGCGCGGTGCTGCGCTGCTAGTTGGAATAGTGCGGTCATGTCACACCTCAGAACGGGATTGAATCATCAAGGTCTTCAAATTGCGGCTTTGGCTTGTTCCCACTTGGCGGCTTGTCGACTGACGGCTTGTTGTCCGCATCGCGTGCGCTTCCAAGAAGCTGAACGTCATTGACGCGAACCTCGTTGCTGATCTTTGCCTGGCCTTCCTTGTCTTGCCACTCACGGGCCATGAATTCACCAGTTACGCCTACAAGCTGGCCTTTCTTTAGATAAGGCAGGACAGACTCACCGCGCTTGCCCCATAAGCTGCACTTGATCCAGCTTGTAACTGCCTTGTCGCCAAATCCAGCCTTGACAGGAACGGAAAACGAAACGATGGAATCGCCGGATGCCGTATAGCGTTGCTCTGCATCGCGTCCGAGATTGCCGGTAAATACAAAAATATTCATGGTTATGCCTGTGCTGTGAGTTCGTCGGTAAGTTGTTGCTTGCGCTTGTCTTTGGCCTGCTCAAACTTCGCTTGAGCATTAGCATCAGAAATGTGCTCTGCGGCTCTGTGGGCGGTTACAAATGCTTTTTTGAGCGCATCCATTGATTCGGCGTCTGCAATCATCGTCAGGTAGTCAGCTACCGCGCTGTCTGCCATCTTTTGTTGCTTCGGCTTTTGGCTCGCCGCATTTCCGTCGTCGTCTTCCGGGGCGATTCCGCACGCAGCCATAAGCGAGTATCGACGGGCATAAGTAAGCGCACTACCATAGCCTTGTGGGTCTTGTTTGCTAGCCGGAACGTGCAGCTTTCCGCTTTCGATCATTTCGCCTGATTCGTGGATAAATACCGTTTCCACCGTCACCCCTGATTCATCATCGTGTGTGCGCTGAATCATTGCGATCCCGTTGGAGTTAAGGGCGTCAATTACAGCTTCGACACAAGCAGAAAGGTCAGCATATTTCGATTTGAAATGCGGGTTTGTGCTGGTCTTCAAGGCCGGTGAGAAATCTTTCTGCGCCTTGACCAGTGCAGTAGCAATGTTTTTCATGCTGCTATCCTCAGTTGTTCGTTAAACAAATCGACCTCTTCCGGCGTCGGACAATAGAAGTCCTCGATACGCACACCGCAGCAATGAGCCAGTAGTGACAGTTCGTCACATGAGAGAACGTCGACTAGCTTCGTCATGATCGTGCAGAGATATTCGTGTTGTTCTTCGTTGCTCATGGTTATTCCTTGTGCTCAATGCAAAGAAGTTTGCCGATCTGATAATCAATTTCGTTAATATCAAGCTGGCACTTCGCCTGGATTTTTTCTTTTGCTTTTTTTAGCACCGCCACTTGATTGGAGATAATCTCTTCGTAGTCAATAAACGAAACGGTTATCTCTGCTTTACCAACGCGAGACCATCCGTCAGGAATGTGGTTTTCGTCGTATGGCTCCCAATATGTAAGCGCGCTTACTACACGCTCAGGATTTTCTTTTTCGTGTGGAAACCCCTTGTGACCTGTAAGCCACACCGGAACAGTTGCGGTTATTTTCTTCATGTCAGCCTCCCGGAATAACAAAAGACAGCACGGTAAATCCTACGCAGAAGCCGAAAGCCAGGGCGCCGATTGCTTCCCAAATATCAAAACGCTGGCGGTCTTCGCAGAATTCGGTATAGCGTTTGAGCGTTTCGCTCTGCTCGCGTAGTGAGTGCATTTGAATGTTCATACATCCCCCATCGTTAAAAGGTGCCGTCTTTCCGGCTGCCACCGAGATACGAACCCTCGGCTATTGGCGCCTTCACTCGCGCCGTTAGCGTGTTTTCAAATTGCAGAAGGCTGGATCACACAACACAGGCTGTTCCAAGAACCTGCCAACCTTCTGCAATTTGCCGACTGTTTCCAATCCACAGTGAATTCGGCTGAACCGATTGTTATAAGGTCGGAATTCATTCGGGCGCTCATCTCCTCTTTCAGCAATTAAATTAATGAATTGTCACAACCGAATTCACTGTGCCGACTCTTTCGAATCGGCTTGCCGTCTTTCCGGCCTGCCATCTGGTTCCTGATCGTTGCGGCTACCGTTAGGACGGGATTCCACACTGCCAGTCGCTTCCAGAAACGTTCTTTGCTACTAATTCCTACTAATCCAGTGATGATTTAGTACAAACACCGTAAGTCCTGCCTGTTCTCCAGCGCATAACCTTTGCCAATTCATCAACCGCCTTCATCGCCCTGTGCATGCGTTCGGCTTCTTCGGCGCGGTGCGCTGCTTCGGCCTTTGCTTCCAGTGCTAAGAGTTGGTTGTCGGTCATGGCTTTCCTTGTGCCCCAGGTGGTTCTTGTTTCGGCTCATATCTCCGCAGAGATCGTCTTGCCTAACGCGATGCCCGACTCGCGGGTTTTGCCTGTTGCGTTGTTTGTTTCAGTGACTACATAGTAAAAAATCTTTGACCAACAGTCAAGGACTTTTTACCGCAAAAGCAAAAAAATCCCGCGCTAGGCGGGACGTAGGCGGGAACTAGGAGGGAACCAGCGGGGAACTATCTGATTACCGGGCATCCTGGCTGTGGATTGCTTTTGCATTCAGCAAGCAGATTGATTAACGCATCGCGCGCAACGCGCCTTTCATGTTCTTCTTTGCTGATGGATCGCCCTGACGGGTCTGTATAGCTTTCTCCGCAAGCTGTCAGGACAAGGATTGCAATGGCTGAAGCTAGTAGTTTCATGGCCGCTCCTAAAGGTCATTCATTGTCTATGCCGTTAATTATTTCACGCACGCGCTTTCGAACGTCGTATGACAATCTTCTGTAGGAACAGACAAGTTCCCACTCTTCATGGTCGATCATCTGGTTTCTGCTTGGCAAGCCTTCGCCAGTCCATAGCCAATCGAGAGTCACGTTAAGAACAAGAGCAATTTTCATTAGCTGTGCCGGGTCTGGCTTAGACACCCGGTCTTTTTCCAAGTTATACATATATTGCTTGGAGACACCACAAGCCCTCGCAAAAGCTGCGCTCTCTTCATAGCCTCGGGCTTGCCTCGCCCCTTCTAAGCGTTTTCCAAAACTCATAGTCAGAGTGTAGCGCGCGTCCGGTAAAAAGTAATTGACCATTGGCAGTAAAAACTATTAGACTGTGACCCTATGAAAACATCTGATGCAATCAAACACTTTGGTTCCCAGGTCGCCTTGAAGAAGGCGCTGAAGCTGAAGGCTCGTCAAACGATTCACGCCTGGGGTGAGTTTCCGCCTGAAGGCCGTCAATACCAGATTGAAGTATTGACCGCTGGCAAGCTCAAAGCAGAGCGCAAGAAAGCTGCTTGATATGTGTTCTTTGTCCATGTCGGCAGTTTCCTTTTTTTGGCTTCCTCGCTAGAGGAAAGTAGGGGAAAGAAACATGACTTCACTTTCCGCTAACGCTCACCAGCTAACGCTGGATTTCCAGCCGGGGCTTGCAGAGCGCCATTCCACGGCCTTGGACTGCGTGCGCGAATGTATCTACACGCATCGCAATCCATTGAAGACCGTAGCGGCTGACATGGACATGAGCCAGTCGGAACTCTCCCGCAAGTTGTCTGGAAATCCTGATGATTCTCGCCGTTTCACGCTTGACGACTTGGAGAGCTACATCAAGACAACCGGAGATGCCACGCCGATCTATTACCTGGTCGAAAAGTACCTTGAAGACGAGGCAGTAAAGCAGCAGCGCGCCCTGAGTGAAATTCTCAAGATTGCCCCGCAGCTTGCCGCGCTCATCAAGCAGGTAGGTGCGAAATGATCCGCTACCTGACCAGCCTGACGCCCGCTGAGATCGCCCTTGTGGCGTTCCTATGGGCGCTCTTCAGCATAGCTGTAACCATCTGGCTATGTCCTCGACTTTTCCGGTTTGTGGATAGGGATTACGACATGGAAAACAAGGAGGCGTGAGATGAACTGCAAGAAAGGTGATCTGGCGATTGTCGTTTCGTCAATTGTTCCGAACTCGCCGAACATCGGGAAGATCGTTAGGTGTTTGGAATTTGTTCCCACAAGTTTGATTTATGCAGAGGCCGGATGGGTTACAGATATTGATTTAATTCAGTACTTTGTTTTCGACAGAACGCCTGCCAAGCAAGACAAATTTGTTGTGGACAAGATGATTCGCCCTATCCGCGACAACGACCAAGAAGACGAAACATTTGCTTGGGCAGGAAAGCCGGAAAAGGCAACGGCATGATCATGAAGCACCCCAACGAACTCGCACGCGAGCGCCAATCCATCGCAAACATGACGATGGAAGACGCCATCTTCTATCGCTTCCTCTGCCCCATTTGCGGCAAGAGCAAGCCCATTGCAGGCCGTGAGGCTCGGGGATGGAAGCGTGGATTCCGTTGTGCTGCGTGCAAGGAAAAGCGGGATGCGCGGATTGCTGAAAAGAGGATGGCCGCATGAATCTGTCTAGCTACAAGACAAAAAAATACCCGCTGGTAGCGGCCCTGCAAGGCCCAGCGGGTTGTGAATTCGTGGAGTCATTTTAATGGCAAGAATCAGAACAATCAAGCCCGAGTTTTTTACTTCAGAGGACATCGTAGAACTCGAGCCATTGGCCAGGCTTTTGTACATTGCCTTATGGTGTGAGGCAGACAAAGAAGGGCGTTTTTCTTGGAAGCCCAAGACTTTCAAGATGCGTTATTTTCCTGCGGATGATTGCAACATTGATGCGTTATGTGACGCGTTAGTGACGCGTGGCCTTGTGTGTTTGTACGGTGAAAACTTGGCGTTTATACCGTCATTTAGCGAACACCAGCATATTAATCCACGCGAAAAAGACTCAAATTTACCTAGTCCTGACGAATATATAGAGGCACGCGTCAGTGACGCGTCAGTGACGGTGGAATCACGCACAGGGAGGAAGGAAGGGAAGGAAGGGAAGGGAAAGGTAGTCGCGTCAAAGCGCGAAACAACAATCCCTGACGACTTCTCAATCTCTGAAAACGTACAGGCATGGGCGGATGCAAACGGCCATACCGATCTATCCGCGCATCTGGCGAACTTCATCGACTCATGCCGGGCCAAGGGATACAAGTACATCGACTGGGATGCGGCATTTCGCAATGCTATATCGAAAAATTGGGCCAAGGTTCCGATTAAGCCGAAATCTGTTGCTGGCCAGTTGCCCGACTTCATGCGGGGTGCCCTATGACCGGCTTCGACTTCTTCATGGCCTGCTATCGCAAAGGCATCGATCTCCCGGTTCGCATCTTTGCCGACGAAAAAGCACCGATCAACTTTTATCGTCCGCACTCGGTCTGCTTCATCAACATCGAAATCAGCGAAGACGAAAATCCAGAGCCTCTTGACCTGCTCGACGGCATGGATGTTTCGATCATTGCCGAACAGGCCGGTGAGCGGATCCGCGAACTAGCCAAAGCAATCATCCAATCCCGTCCGCGTCATCTGGCAGTTTTGGCTGGCGATACGTTCGCATCATGGGCACCGCATCGGGGGTGGAAATGAACCTAATCGACTCCCACGTTGATCTGTCGCAATTCACCGAACCGGAAAACGTTCATCAGGTTCGCTCTGCCGACCGATTCAAAAAACGAACGATTGACGTGTTGGCTCATAGAGGCGCTGCAATTGGCTCGCCTATGCCTTGGGTCAAGACGCGAGATTTAATCGAACTGAGGGCCGGGGAACTATCAATTTGGACGGGTTACAAGGGTCACGGTAAGTCGCAAATGCTCTCGCAGGTGATGTTGCACGTTATGAGGCTAAATAATCGCGTTTTAATCGTGTCTCCAGAGTTCAAGCCGGAAGAAGTTCTAGCCCGTAAATGTCGGCAGGAATCAGGATCAAGCCGACCGCCTGAAAAGTTCGTGAATGATTGGTTTGAATACGCCAAAACACGACTCTGGTTATTCGACCACCAAGGGGCGTTACAGGCTGACAACGTGGTTGCCCTTTGCCGGTATGCCGTAGCGACGTTTGGAATCAACCATATCGTCATTGATAGCCTGATGAAGTGCGGTATCGGGGTTGGGTCTGACGACTACACCAAGCAAAAGCACTTCGTTGATCGTCTTCAATCCGTTGCTCACCAGTGCGGCCCCCACATTCACCTGGTAGCTCATGCCCGCAAGGGATCGTCAGACGATACCCCGCCGGGGCTGCACGACGTAAAGGGAACCAGCGAAATAGGCGACATGGCTGAAAACGTGTTTTCTGTATGGCGCAACAAGCCAAAGCACAAAGCCATGAGCAGCGGCGACCAATCGAAAAGCCATGAGCCGGATGCAATCCTGACCTGCGAAGCGCAACGCAACGGCAGCGGATGGAATGGCGCTTTGCAATTCTGGTTCGATCCGCAATCCGGGCAATACCTTGAGTCACTGAACGATAACCCGCGCTGCTATCAGCCAGCCGGTGCATCGGTCGAAGTAGTGGAGTTTTGAAAATGGCAACCGTAACTGTAACCAAGCAGTTCAAAGAAGATTTCGACCTTTGGGCGAATCATGCCATTGCACACGGTGATTTCTCAACCGAAGACATGGCCGAACTCAAAGGATTGCTGCGGAAAGATTTCCAGCCGGGGCCGGATCAATTGCGCGAAGGGCTGACGTTCATTACCGAAGCCGGTTTGACCATACCCGCAACCATTGACGACTGCGTTGAACGCATCCGCGTCTGGACTAACTTCTTTGCAGACAAGGCCGAACAGCTACGCAAACCGATGAAAGTGGCGGCATGAAACATATCTCTGAATACCTAGAAGAAGGATTGCGAGAAATGTTTGAGGAACGCGCCGCAATCATGGAATTTGAAGGCGGATTGCCACGGGAGAAAGCCGAAGCACTGGCAACCGCAGAAATCGAAACCTATCAGCGTCACAAACAACCAGCCGATCAACTCCGGGCAGACTGCCGGGAAGAATGGAAGAAGAGGAAATGAATGAGTTGGCACTTTTCGCGGGTCATGGTGGAGGATTGCTTGCGTCGCATCTCGCAGGATGGAGAACAGTCTGCGCTGTTGAATTTGATGAGTACAGCAGATGCGTTCTTGTCCAGCGACAAAATGAGCGACACCTTAGAGATTCTTTCCCGATATGGGATGACGTTCGTACCTTTGACGGCAGAGCGTGGTGCGGCGTCGTTGATGTCGTATCTGGCGGATTTCCATGTCAAGCCTATTCGACCGCAGCTAGTGGAAAAAACATTGCAGATGATCTCTGGCCGGAAATGCGGCGGATCGTGGCAGATGTCGCTCCCAGGTACGTATTTGCAGAGAACACTTCATCAAAAGCAATCGATGCAGCGTGCGACGACCTTGAAGAGATGGGTTACGAAACCAGAGCAATTTCCCTTGGCGCGAAAGACTTGGGCGCTGACCACGTTCGGGAAAGGTCTTGGCTACTTGCATACGCCGACGACAAAAGCGAACTACTGCGCGGACTCGATGCAGAAATGGCCATGCAGTCAAAATTTCAAAATAGTGTTTGGCAAACCAACCCCGACGAATCACGAATGGATGATGGATTGGCCTATCGGGTGGAGCGATTTAAAGGCACTGGAAACGGTCAAGTTCCAATCGTGGCTATTGCAGCACTCATTTGTCTTTGCAAAAGCAAATAAGGAGATAGCAGCATGAACAGAGAGCAGATTATCGAGATGGCGAAAGAAGCTGGATTAGTCATTAACAGCCCGTATCTACAACCGCATGAGTATCAAGCAATTGGCCTTGAACGCTTCGCCGCCCTTGTCGCAGCAGCAGAGCGAGAGGAATGCGCTAAGACCGTAGAAAACGAAAGAATCGGCTTTGCAGATGACGACGAAGAGCTACATAGAATTGCTGCTCTGATTCGTGCAAGGGGAAGCAAATGACCGAACAGAAACCACCCGCGCACAACTGCGCCACCTGTCGCCATTCAATCCCAACTCAACTTTACCCGAAGCAATGGTGTTTGAGCCAGAACAAATACAAGGATCGTTCCGACACCTGTAAGCAATGGCAAACGAGGGATTGATGAAGATCACCCTAACACTTACCGGAGAAGTCGCGAAGAAATCCGCATGCCGTCACATCCTGGCGGCACCGGAAGGCCATGTAATGCAGCTTGGCGAGCCTAACCGGACGCTAGACCAGAATGCCGCCCAATGGCCTTACCTGGAAGCCATATCAAAGCAGGTTCAGTGGCCTGTTAATGGCGTGCTTTGCTGGCTTACCGATGAAGAATTCAAGGATGTGCTGACCGCCGCATTTAAGCAGGAAACAATTCGGCTTGCCGCTGGTGTCAATGGTGGCGTCGTCATGCTCGGCCTGAGAACTAGCAAGTTCAAAAAGAAAGAGTTTTCTGAGTGGATTGAATATCTTAAATGGTTCTGTGCGGAAAAGTCCGTAGTTGTTTATCCAGAGCCGGAAAGGATTGCAGCGTGAAAAAGTTTTTTGATGTTTGCCATGCTGTTTTTCCCGTTAATCGTGTTGCTGTTTGGGTTTCGCTACGTGGTGAAAATTTTGTACCAAACAAGGTCGTTCTAACTAACGATAGTTGGACGCCAATACCAACCAGAAAAGCCAAAAAAGTAGAATTAAACACCGATGGGTTTGTTGATCTTACTGGTAGAAGATTTGGGCGCTTTACGGTTATTGGAATAGCCAAAGATATTAAAGCTAGGTGGGTAGTGAGGTGCTCATGCGGCATTTATTCAACAAGGTCAGCAAAGGCAATTAAGAACAAGAATAACGATATTGACTCTTGTGAACATTGCAGGCACTTGGCTTTTCTCAAAAGAGAAGAGGCTTATAGAAGGACAGGAAAAGATAAAGACATTAGGAATTTTGTTTAATGGCTCTCCCATCAAAGCCACGCAAATGCCGCCATTGTCGCCAGATGTTCCAGCCCGCCCGCTGCGGTCAAAACACTTGCAGCTATGAATGCTCTGTAGCAGTTGCCGAGATCGTTGCAGCAAAGTCGAAAGCAAAGCGCGAGAAGGCCGAACGAATTGCAGATTTGGCTAGTACGAAGATATTGCGCGAGAAACTTAAACGCCGCAGGGATTTTATCAAAGAAGCTCAGGAGGCTTGTAACGCTTATGTCAGAGAAAGAGACAAAAACAAACCGTGTATCTCTTGCGGATGCAGCCTACATTCTGGCGGTATTGGCGGGGGCTTTGATGCTGGCCATTATCGAAGTCGCGGCGCTGCTGTCCATCTTCGCTTTGATGAATCAAATATCCACGGGCAATGCAAGCGGTGTAATCGACGGCTCGCTGGCAACGCTGTTGCTTATAGGGTGGGTCTTATTTCTCGCATTGGGATTGAAGGCGTTGAGCGAATAGAGTCAGACAACACACCGCGCAAATGGACAATCGAAGAACTAAAAGCCATCAAGGCGCATTACAAGGAAAAGCTAAAGGAATTGCAGCGTGGATAGATATGGCTGCCAGCAATACGACATCACCCGTCTATGCCGATTCGACCGCCGCGCGCTCGATAGCCGATGCGACGGATGCCAGCGAGTAACCGATAAGGATTACCTGTCTCTGATGGGGCTATGGGTTAAAGGCGTGAGTCATAAAGGAGAAAGCATTGAAAACACAGGAGATAAAAAAATGAAAAGTCTTAAATTTGACTCCGATCTTGAATTCAGTATTTGTTTTATTGTATCTGAATTAGCATTACCAGCAGAACATCTTGAATGCATAATTCTTGTGGATTTTGATGATGATTCACCAGCTTTTTTTTATGGAAAACGAGTCGGTGAAAAGTGGTATGGCGTGATGCCTTGGGATAAATGCGAATGTTGTGAATGTGATGAATCCGTATCGATGACAGAGATATATGGCAGGGTGTTAGCATGGGCGCATTTCCCAAATTATTATTTGCAAAAAAAATAAAATTAAGAAGGTGAATCATTGCTGACTGGCATAAATAAAAAATATTCGACCGATGACGACATATCCAAGTAGATATTACCGCGACCCAATAGAGGGATTAATCCGTCAGGAAGAACGGCAATGTACCGGATGCCGTCACCTGTGGATTATTGGCAACGTCAGGAAGTGTGCCAAAGGTAAAAGAGCTACCAGCCGATGCAGTCTATACAAGGAGACAGAATAGTGGACAACAACGACATTAAGCGTATCACCGACGCGGTTATCTGCGAGCTAAAGGATTGGGCGCGTTGGATGCGTAAGGACACAGAATCGCGTCACCTCGGTTATCCGTCACGTTCTCCCGGAATGCAATCCGGCTATGTCTCTCAGACATTCTCCGAAATGTGCGAGGCATCCGATATAGACCGCGTGCTGATAATCAACAGTCTCGTCAATGATTTGATAGACGCACAAAGGGCCGCAATCAGTCACAAATACTTGGGAACGGTAGTCAGGTTTCCACGTAACAACTACCCCGACTTACTCAGTCAGGCGCATTTAGAAATATTTATCGGAATGCGAAAAAAAGGCTTGTATATTTCCTGAGATTTGATAATATTTCGCGCAAGGCGCTGGATTCGCTCGCCTTGAATTTATAACACGCATGGCGATTTACGGATCGGATAACTTGACCTCGGGCACCGATCAAACAAAAAGTCGCTGACCTGGTGATGCCAGGTTAAGTCGCCAGCCGTGTTAGTGAATGCGTAGGCTGATACGCAGCAAGCCATAGCCGATGCCGGACACGATGGACTAGAGGATGACCGGAACATGCCTGAGATCAGCACAGGCCACTAACAATACATCTCCATTGCCTTCGTGCTTTGGATAAAGAATCATGGTGCAAGCGCCTAGAAGATTCATAGGTAACTATGAAGCCTGACCGCTGAGCTTGTGGCACGCCGGAATAGACGGCGAACATATCTAAGCCTGCCCTCGAAAGAGCGCGGGCTTTTTTATTTTCATCATCCTAAAGGAAGGTGATCCGCTATGGCTGATAAGCCAACGTTCCCGCAGCAGGAGATTGCATGTCACCAGAGATCAAAGCGGTAATCGACGCCGCAACACTCCATGCAGAGAACCAACGCCTACTAGACCTATACCTGACCAACAAGCGGGCAAGGCTAGACGAGATTAGCGACCTCAACATTCAAATTCAAGCCGCCCGCGATGCCGTAACGCTTTCAAAGGCAGCACTCAAAACCGCAGTAACCAATCTTTAAGCAGGGCTACCCCTGCAAGGGGATAGTCATGTCTGAAATCAGAGACAAAGCAGGAAAGAGACTTCCTGCAACCGCATTCAAAAAAGGTCAGTCAGGAAATCCGGGGGGGAGGAAAAAGCGCACCCCGGAAGAACTCGACCTCATCGCAGCGTGTAAGGCTAAGGCGCCCGCCGCACTCAACGTGCTTCTCTCCATCATGGAGAATGGAGATCAGGAAAAGAACAGGTTAAGCGCTGCGCTTGCCATCCTTGAGCGTGGATTCGGCAAACCAGAACAGCCGATCAAAGCCAACGTATCGGGTGCCGTAGCAATCGAGGTCGTCATTGTCGATCCTCAGGATTGAGGTTCCACGAAAGCTCAAGCCGTTACTGTACCCAAGACGATACAAGGGAGCATACGGCGGGCGAGGTGGGGCCAAGTCGCACTTCTTCGCAGAGCAGATCATCCTTGCATGCTATCGCGGCTCAAAGCGCGTGGTGTGTATCCGGGAAGTACAGAACTCCATCAAGGATTCGGTCAAGCAACTGCTCTGCGACAAGATAGCCAAGTTCGGACTGCAACAATACTTCAACGTATTGGAAGCAGAGATCAAGGGGCCGAATGGCTCCTTTATTGTTTTCAAGGGCATGCAAAGTTACAACGCCGACAACATCAAGTCACTTGAAGCGTTTGACATTGCATGGGTAGAAGAAGCCCAGACACTTAGCCAACACTCGCTAGACCTGTTAAGGCCCACGATCCGCAAAGAAGGCTCGGAACTGTGGTTTAGCTGGAACCCTCGGTACAAGACCGACCCGATAGACAAGTTTTTCCGTAAGCACCCGCCAGAAGAAGCGATTTCGGTATTCATCAACTGGCAGGATAACCCGTGGTTCCCGTCTGTTCTCCGCAAGGAAATGGAGCATGACTTCGTAATTGACCCGGACAAGGCCGAACACATTTGGAATGGTGCGTATGGCTCAAGCCAAGGCGCAATCCTGGCGAAGTGGGTTAATCAGGCAATCAGGGAAGACCGGATCAGGTCGGATGTGTTCTTTGATCCTTACGGCGCTCCGGTGGAAGTATCGAGCGACTTGGGTTTCAGAGACACCGCAAGCTGGTGGTATTGGCAACGCTGCCTGGGCGGTTATCGCCTGCTCAAGTACGAGGGCGACTCCGGCCTGGATGCGGATGATTGGATACCACGCATACAGCAAACGCTGACCGATCTCGGGGTTAAAAGACTCGGCAAGATTTGGTTGCCGCACGATGCCAGAGCAAAGACCTTCCAGAGCAAGCACACAAGCATGGAACGCTTTCTAGCTGCGTTCGGCTCGGACAAGGTTGCGGTGGTTCCTCAGTCGAAGAAGCTAGACCAGATCAGCGCAGCTAGAGCAGTCATCACTAAATGCGAATTCAACAAAGACCTTTGTGAAGACGGGCTAGATGGCCTTCTTGCTTGGGAATTTGAATACAACGACGAAACAAACGTGTTCTCCCGTGAGCCTTTGCACAATTGGGCTAGTCACCCATCTGATGCGTTTGCGTATGGCTGTCAGGTCATGCAAGAGCAGGAACCGCCCAAGGAAGACAAGCCGCTAGAGATTCGCGGGCTTGTGGTCGGTATGCCGTCAATCACTATTAACGAATTGCTGGAAATGGAAGCGCCAAAGCCGCGCGAAAGGATTTAACCCATGTCTGTAACCAATCTGCCCGTAGGCGGCTACAAACAAATCAGCGCATCGGCCAACTGTTCGCCGCGTGGCTCCAACCTGATCGGTGTCTTCTGTTCGTCTTCTACCTCTGGCACGCTAACCGTGTATGACGATGCCGCTACGGGCACAAGCACCAAGGCCGTTGACACGTTCAACCTCGTTGCTGGTACGTGGTACCCGATGCCGGTCAGTACCGCTAATGGTATCTATGTGGTCATTGGCGCAACTGCATCCATTACGGTCGTCTTTGCCTGATGGAAGCTTTGCCTTACGCGGCTGGATCGGTTCAGTATTACCTGAGCCAGATAACCCAATACGAACGCGAGTTCAAGAAATGGGAAGGCCGCGCCGAAAAGATCGTCAAACGGTATAAGGACGAAGGCCGGGAAGCGCGTAACTCCAATGCGCGTTTTAACATCCTATGGTCAAACGTCCAGACGATGAAAGCGGCAACGTTCGCCCGCTTGCCAAAGCCTGACGTTTCTCGCCGGTTCAAGGATAACGATCCGGTTGGCCGTGTCGCAGCCATGCTTATCGAGCGTGCGCTAGAGTTTGAAGTAGCCCACTATCAAGACTTCCACGATTCGCTGAAACATGCCGTTTATGACCGCTTCCTTGGTGGGCGTGGCTGTGCATGGGTTCGCTATGAACCAACCTTTACCGGCGGTGCGACTGAAAACGAAGAAGACGAAAGCCAGATCACAGAGGACGAAGAGTTCGCCGTCCATGAAGAACTGGAGTTTGAAGCTGCGCCGACTGATTACGTGCACTGGCGCGATTACGGTCATTCGGTTGCACGCACTTGGGAAGAGGTTACTTGTGTCTGGCGCAAGGTCTATCTAACCCGCAGCGCATGTGATGCACGCTTTCCCGAGTGGGAAGGGAAAATCCCGCTTGACTCTTCGCCACAGGACAAGAGCAGCAAGATTGACCCGGATTCGGTCACTTCCCGCGCTCTGATCTATGAAATCTGGTGCAAGGAAACAGGGAAGGCGTATTGGCTTTCCAAGTCGCTGAACAAGTTCGTTGACGAGAAAGACGACCCGCTAGAACTGGAAGGCTTTTTCCCGTGTCCGCGTCCGCTATATGCCACGGTTACGAATGACTCTCTAGTACCAACGCCTGACTTCGCGCTGTATCAGGATCAGGCCAACCAACTGGACTTGCTTGCGGATCGGATTGACGGGCTGGTTAAGGCGTTGCAGATTCGTGGCGTTTATGACTCCTCCGAGCCTACGCTTGCCCGGCTGTTCTCTGAAGGCACTAACACCGCGCTGATTCCGGTTAAAAACTGGATGGCCTTCGCTGAAAAGCAAGGGCTAAAGGGGGCTATCGACATTGTTGATATTTCGCCCATTGCCTCTGCGCTGAATGAGGCGTATGCGGCGTTTGCACAGTGTAAGCAACAAATCTTTGAAATCTGCGGTATGTCGGACTTCATGCGGGGCGACACGAACCCGAACGAAACGGCAACGGCGCAGAATCTCAAGCAGCAATACGGCGGGCTGCGTCTTAAAGCCTACCAGGATGAAGTGGCGCGATTTGCCACGGACATGCTCAGGTTGAAGGCGCAGATCATTTGCAAGCACTTTGACGACAACACCATCGTACAGATGGGCGGCGGGATGCAACTGTCGCAACCGGATCAACAATTGATTCCGATGGCCTTGCAGTTGCTTCGTGACAACCCGCTGCGAACCTTCCGCATTGAAGTCTCTGCTGACTCCATGATTATGATGGACGAGCAGCAGGAGAAGCAGGATCGGATGGAATTCCTGCAAGCAACCAGCCAGTTCATCGAAAAGCTGGTGCAAGCCGGTCAAATGTCGCCGCAAGTCCTTCCGCTTGGCGTTGAAATGCTCAAGTTCGGCGTCACCGGCTTCCGCGTAGGTAAGGCTATGGAAGGTGTTATCGACCAAGTAGCCGACCAGATCAAACAACAAGCAGCCCAACCCCAACAGCCCCCGCCCAATCCTGACGTTATCAAGGCACAGGCAGCGCAGCAGCAGCAACAGGCGCAACTCCAACACGAGCAGCAACTAGAACAGTTCCGCGCTCAGATGGATGCCCAGAAGGAACAACAGAAGGCGCAGATTGACGCGCAACTGTCGCAGCAGGATCAACAGACAAAGCTCCAGATTGAACAGATGCGCCATGAACATGAAGCGCAGCTAGAGCAATACCGTATCGAGTCGCAACAGTCCTTTGACAAGTGGAAGGCTGAACTAGACGCCTCGACAAAGATTGCCGTCGCAGAGATTTCCGCACAGTCCGCAATGGATCAAACGCTTGCGAAAGCAGAGCAGACGGCAAACCAAAACATCGCAGAAGACGTAGGGGTTGAGGAAAAACCCGACCTTGCCGACCTGCATGCTCAAACCCTGGGCGCCATTCAATCACTCGTTGAACAGATGGCAAAGCCCAAAACCGTATTGCGTGGCCCGGATGGTCGCGTGACAGGAGTTCAGTAAATGGCCGATCTGACTGGCGAAGTCGGGGAATTGTCTTTCACCGTGCAAATCACCCGCAAGGAAACCGGCAAGGTTGAGGAATATCAGCTTGTCGGCAAGATCACTGATGAACAACTAAAGGAACTGGAAAATGGCTGTAACCCACTCGACCGGAGCGCGTAACGCCGCTACCGATGCTGTAACGGGGCAGATTGGCGCATCTGGCAAGCTGAAATTTCGCCTGTCTGGAACGATTAGCTCTCCCGGTACGGCAGTCGCTACGCTTAACCTGTCTGCTACTGCTTTCGGCGCTGCATCCGGTGGCACGGCAACGGCCAACGCGATCACCTCGGACACCAACGCCACCGGCAACGCTTCTCCAGTCGCCAATGCCTCGTTGGAAACCTCTGGCGGCACGCTGGTTATCCACTGTGCCGTAGCGGCTTCTGCTTCGGACATTAATATGTCCAACGGCCTGACAGTGGGAGCGGGTGACACGGTTTCCTGTTCGTCGCTGACCTATACGGCATTGAGCGCCTAATGCTTTTATTGACCAGCACAAGCGATATTGTTCGCATTGTCACTGCCTCGGCTGTCTCGACAATCTCCGTGCATGCATCATGGGTAGATAACGCCTCGGGAACGATCACGCCGGGGCGCACGAATACGGCCATCACCACGGCAACCACAACTACGGTAGTTGCTTCGCCCGCGTCTTCGACTCAGAGAAATGTCAAGTATCTGATGATCGAAAACAACAACGCCACGGCGGGAACGCGGGTCACTGTTCAGCACTATGACGGAACCACATCTTGCGACCTAATGAGCGTCTATCTTATGGCCGGGGAAAATCTCGCGCTTCGTGATGATGGCTCATGGGTGCATCGTGATTCAAACGGGGCCGAATACGGCTTCAATCCGCAAGTTGCCGCGCCTTATGGCGTTACAGGCGCCAAGGCAGAGAGCATTCCGCGCACGCTGGTCGGGGTTAATATCGCCGCTGTGACCTCGGGAACGATGGTCATGCAAGCTATCTGGTTGCCAGCCGGAATGGTTGTCAACAACCTGATTGCCCACTCGGGCACTACGGCCAGCGCTACTCAAACCAACCGATGGATGGCGCTGTATGACAATAACCGCGCTCTGCTGCGTCAATCGACCGACCAGACGACCACGGTACTAGCGGCCAACACGCTATACACCGCGCCGATTACCGCTTACACGACAACATACAGTGGCATCTACTACATCGGCATCCTGACCGCAGCAACTACGGCCAATTCTCTGATTGGGGTTACGGCAGCAGGTAACGCGGCAATCCGTGGTCAAGTGCCGATCCTGACCGGAACATCTTCCACTGGTCTGACGACAACCGCGCCGGCAACCGCAGCGGCCATTACTGCAACCGTCAATAGTTATTGGGTGGCCGTATCGTGATTACCTTGGAAGAAATCCGCACCCTTCCGGCTGATATTCTCAACTATCAGGATACGCAGCTTATCGCCGATACGCTGTCGATTGGCCGCAAGAAGATTGTTGAACATTTCGTCGGCATCGGTTCGATCCTTGCCGTGATGGCGCCCAATGGCGGGGCTTTCCTCGACACATTGGAAGCCATGGCGCCCCATAACAGCAACGTGAAATGGGCGCTGAAACTCATTGAAGCAGGTGGCATGGATGTTGGGATGCAAGCAACCCGCGTTCAACTGTCTGCCTTTGCTGAATCGGTTCCAGAACTGGCTGACGGGATCAATGCGTTGCTTGCTCTGGCCGAAGTCCCCGATCCGGTAAGCGAGTTTGAAGTACGGTGGGCTTGTTGGTCGCCAGAAGGCGGGTGGTTAGTCTAATGGCGCTCACTAAAACCCCGGCAACGATCATTGCGGCGGCAACGTCAAATAGCGCAGGCTCGACTACGCGCGGCACGATTGACTTGCGTTCCATGTATGGCGGCATCCTGACGGCAAAATTGACCAACGGAGCCACAGGGCCAATGGTACAGGGTCAGGCAAACGTTCTCATTGCCCATAACTCTGGATCAACCCCCACGGCAGGAAGTGCGGGAACGGACTGGAAGACGATTGCAACATGGGGCGGCGGCACGACAAACAACGCCGTTAGTGAGTTTTCGATGGTGATTGATCCTTCGGTATGTCATCTTGAAGTAGAAGTCACCGGAAACACGGCACAGCCAATTACCTGCGAGGCGTTCATCACTCAGCTAGCGGGGCTGTAATGGCCTTCGCGCCGCTTCGTCGGACTCGCCTGAATCAACCTAATGGCGAAGGGATTGATTGGTCTAATCCTCTGACCAATGGGCTTTGGTTTCTTCTTGGCTATGGTGGCGGAACGCCAAGAGACTGCGTTACCGGGCGCGTAATGTCGAAAACGGGGTCGCCCGTTATTTCGCTCGGAAGATATGGACAGGCAATAAACGCAACGGGGTCATCTGACAATTATCTTTTGTCTGGTATGCCCCTTATTCCTTCCACCTCTGGCCTTACGGTTTCAATTCTTTGCGAAGTCGACGCACAGAACGCAACAAGAAAACGCGCAATCCGTCTTGCTGGCGGCGCTTCGACAATTGCATCAATAGACTACAGCGATGGGTCTGCACAAGATTATTTATTTGGCGTGCAAAAAGTAGGCGCAACATTCACCGCGCAGCATGGAACGGTATCCCCCTATCCTCTAGGGCCAAAACTTTTAACGCTGGTACAAGATGCCGGATCATCGTCAACGATTGGTTATGAAAACGGAACAGTGCAAACCGGGGCAAGCACTTCCGTTGCTGGCAATCTGGTTGCTTCCATAGATTCGATCTATCTAACAAATTCAACGTCTGGATTCCCGCTTAATGGGAGGCTTTATTTTGCAGCAGTATGGACAAGGGCATTATTGAAGAGTGAAGTAATTTCACTTTATTCAAATCCTTGGCAGGTGTTCCTATGAGCCGCATTCTTTGGGTTCCCATAGGAACGACATCCACAAGCGCCCCGCTTGGCTGGTTTGACGAAACATTAGTCGCAAATGGCTGGTTCGCTGCTGAAATGCAGCAAACGGGCTGGTTTGACCATGAATGGATGCTTCCGGTTGCCATTGGCCCGGTAACGCATGCCACTACAGGCGCCCTAACGGGGCCGGGTTCAACGGTTGCCGGCACGGCTGCACACATAGCGATTCACCAGTCGTCCGGCGCGCTCACTGGTCAAGGTTCTACCGTAGCAGGCACGGCAACGCGGTTTCATGCGTTTGCGACCTCTGGAGCACTGACCGGGCAAGGCGCAAGCATTTCCGGTTCGGCGGCTCGCTCTAGTAGTGCTGTAACGCATGATACATCGGGTGCTTTGGCTGGCCCCGGCGCTGCAATCGCGGGCACGGCGCTCCGGTATCACGCCTTTACCGCAACCGGCGCTCTAACCGGCGCAGGATCAACGATCATAGGCGCAGCGGTTCATAACATACCGCACGCCACAAGCGGCGCATTGACAGGGCCGGGGTCGTCAATCGTTGGCTCGGCTGCACGTAACTCGACAGTAGTAACGCACGATACCACTGGAAGCCTGACGGGTTCAGGTTCGGCCATTGCCGGAACATCGGCAAGGTTCCATGCCTTTGCAACGAGTGGCGCTCTGACGGGTCAGGGTTCCACGGTTAGCGGTGCAGCGGCAAGAGTCCATATTTTCTCTGTTAGCGGTTCGCTAACTGGTCAGGGATCAACGGTAGCAGGTACGGCGACCAGAACAGGAGCGCCGGTAACACATGACGCTACCGGGTCAATTGTTGGTTCGGGCGCTTCTGTTGTCGGTTATGCAGCCAAATCCGGTCAGTCGATTGACTGGTCGCGCATGGGCGATGCCGACGATTGGCCGAAGAAGAAGAAACGCGATCCAAAGGCAATCAGAGAAGCCATTCAGATAGCCTTGGAAGGCCCGCAGGAAGCCGTCAGTGAGATTGTTCCGGCATCCATAGCAGCAGAGGTGCGCGGATCAATCATTGCGCCTAAGACCGATTGGGCAGCGTTCTACAAGGACGTTCAGCGAGTCGATCAACTGCTAGACATGGCTCGGCAGATTGAACTTGACCAGGACGACGAAGAAACCTTGCTTTTATTGCTGTGAGGAAACATGCGAGAAGCCGGAAAAGGAAGCAACCGAAGACCGGAAAACAGCGAGTCATTCACGAATGGCTACGAACGTATTTTCGGAAACAAGCGGCCAGAAAAAGGCCGTTTCTTCTGGGATGAAGAAAATAAGGAATTTGTGAAAGCCGGGGAATCCGATTATTCGCAACTTGCTCCGGTGGTTCGTGGCGACATTCAACCCTATCGCTCAATGGTGACCGGGGAAATGATCGAAGGTCGCTCTCAGCACAGAAACCACCTTAAAACCCATAACGTAGTTGAGGTTGGAAACGACCTCAATAACGCCAAGCCTAAATCTGCCAGCCAGCCCAGCGGATTGAAGGAATCCATTGCACGGGCTGTCTATGACAAGCTCAGATACTAAAGGAGAATTATCTTGCCAACTCAAAGTAACCTGATGGGTGCCGGTTGTCCGGCACTTCAAGCCCAAGCCTCGGTCGGTATGGTTTCCAATAGCCTGACCGCTACCGGCGCTTCCCAAAACTCCCTGTCGCTGCCTAGTGACTTCAACATCTATACCACTTCGACTGCTGCCAATGGCCCGACCCTTCCGGCTGCTGGCCAGCAGTGCAACGTTGGCGACAACTTCATCATCATCAATCACACCGGCAACAGCATGAACGTATGGCCGCCGACTGGCGGAAAGATCGGCACGGGTTCGACCAATGCCGCGCTCGCCCTTCCGGCTGGCAAGACGGGTTTCTACCTGCATATCGGCTCGGGTAACTACGCCGCATCCATCTCCGCTTAACAAGCGAACCAATCACCAAAAGAACCGCCTCCGGGCGGTTTTTGCATTTCTGGAGCCAGTATGAGCGAGACAACTCTGCGCGATACGCTGTCCGAAGCACTCGAAAACTACGAAGCAACCCCTGAACCTGTCGTTAATGCCGACCCGGTAGTTACGGAAACGGAAACCGAAAAAGCAGACAGGCTACGGGATGAAGCAGGGCGATTTGCCAAAAAGCCGGAAGAGGAAATCCAAGCCGATCCGGCGCCTGTAGTCGAAGAAAAGCCCAAAACCCCCCGTCCGAGTTCGTGGAAAAAAGACTACGAACAGGATTGGGAAGTTCTACCCGACCGCATCCGCGAATACATCAACGAGCGCGAAGGGCAATACGCAAAGGGCGTTTCTACCTACAAGAATCAGTGGGATCAAGCGCAGCCGATTTATGAAGCGGTCGCACCGTTCATCCCTGAATTGCAGCAGTACGGCATTCAGCCTGGGCAATGGATTCAGAACCTCGGCAACGCCCACAGAACGCTTGCCCTTGGCTCGCCAGAACAGAAGTTGGAGATGTTCTCCAGGCTGGCGAATGAATACGGCGTGCCGCTGCAAGGTCTGACCGGCCAGCCGCACGACCCGCAGTTTTCCATGCTGGCTCAGGAATTGAACCAGATCAAAAACCAGTGGAACTCGTTCCAGACTCAGCAGCAGCAGGCCGAACAAGCCGCGCTAAACGCTGAGATTGCCAAATTTGCGGAATCTGCTCCGCACTTTGAATCAGTAAAACCGACGATGGCGCAACTCCTACAGAGTGGTGTCGCGACGGATTTGAAAACGGCTTACGACAAAGCAATTCGGTTGCATGACGACCTTTGGAATCAACAGCAGGCTGAACAAGCCAAGGCTGACGAAGCCAAGCGTCTAGCCGATCTCGCCGCGAAGAAAGCTAAGGCTGTATCCCCCAAATCTGCCAGCCCTACAGGCTCAATGAATGCGGGTAGCGGCAAAAAGAGCTTGCGCGATCAATTGAGCGAATCAATTGAAAGCATGAGCGGACTTATTTAACGATCTGAAAGGAAAATCATCATGGGATTTGCTAATTCCGCGATTTCGGACGTTATTGCCACCACCATTCAAAACCGCTCCGGTGAGCTGGCCGATAACGTCACTCTGAACAACCCCCTGCTGATGCGCCTCAATAGCAAGGGCAATGTTCGCCCCTTCTCCGGTGGTAACGTGATTTGGGAAGAAATCATGTACAACGACGCCACCACTTCGAACGTCAATAGCTACTCTGGCTATGAAGTTCTCAACGTGGCACCGAACAGCCCCATCTCGTCTGCTCAGTTCTCCATTGCCCAATACTACGCAGCCGTGACCATCTCCGGTCTGGAAATTCTGCAAAACTCGGGCAAGGAACAAATCATCGACCTGCTTGAAGGTCGCGTCAAGGTTGCCGAAGCGCAACTTATGAACCGCATCAATGCCGACCTGTATGGCGATGGCACTGGCAACAGCGGCAAAAATATTACCGGCCTTGCTGCTGCTGTGCCTGATGCCCCGTCCTCTGGTACGTATGGCGGTATCGACCGTTCGGCCTGGAATTTCTGGCGTTCCCAGAAGTTCTCCGGCACCACGGACGGCGGCGCGGCTGTTTCCGCTGCGAACATTCAGCAATACATGACCCAACTGGCTATCAAGCTGGTGCGCGGTAATGACAAGGCTGATCTGTTCATCGCGGACAACAACTACTACGGCCTGTATGTGAACTCGCTCCAAGCCATTCAGAAGGTTTCCGACCCTGAAATGGCTGGCGCTGGTTTCGCATCGCTCAAGTTCTACGGTGGCGGCACGGCTGCTGACGTGGTTCTCGGCGGCGGTATCGGTTCGCAAGCAACCGCTAACCACATGTGGATGCTGAATACGGATTACATGTTCTTCCGTCCGCACAAAGACCGCAATTTCGTGCCGATTGGTGGCGAACGTCAATCCGTCAATCAGGATGCCGTTACCAAGCTGATCGGGGTTGCTGGCAACCTTACGACCTCTGGAGCGCAGTTCCAGGGAGTTTTGATAGCGTGAACGGCTAAAGAAAGGACTAAATCATGGCTTATTCGGTTACTCCCCTCGTCGGCGTCGACATCGCTAACGGCATCCCCTACGGCATCCTTCCGACCAACTCGGCAGGAACACCGATTCCCCCGTTCGCAATCGGAACAGAGGTTTGGGGCTCGGACGGCAAGCTGTACGTGTTCGCCAAGGCGAACGGCACTATCGCTGCCTCTACCGCTGTCTGTACGGTCAATGCTTCGACCTTCCTGGCAACGAACTCGGGTGGTTCCTACACCTCCCCGGCCTATCCCACTGGCGGCCTGGTCTCCGGTGATTACGCCTGGTTCTCCAAGGCCAGCGTCTAACAGATTCCTATCTGTGGCCCCGCTTCGGCGGGGTTTTTTTATGCCTGCTAATCCTAGTCGGCATAACAAAGCCCTAACCACTTAGGAGTTCAAATGTTTGATGAAAATACTGGCCCGCTGGCCGTCCGCTTCTACCAAAAGGAAGTTCAGAACGAATTCGCCACGGCACAAGAAGGCCGTCCAATTTCGTACATGGCTGATTTCGTTCGTATCGAGATTCCGGGAAATAACACCTCGGTGATTGATACCTTTGCCAATGCCGACCACAAGAAACGGTTTCCGATTCAGTGGGCGCAATTCCTGAACGAGAAGTCAGAAGGCGCCAACGATAGCGAAGGCGTGCAAGGCACTCTGTTGCGTGATTGGCCGTTGCTGACCTCGGCACAGGCCACCGAACTGAAACACTACCGTTTCTATACCGTTGAACAGGTCGCCACGGCATCGGATCAACAAATCAACGCCCTCGGCATGCTGGTAGGCATGTCGCCCTTCGCTTTCCGCGATAAGGCCAGAGCCTACCTGGCCGGGGCCAAGGATTCCGCAGTCGTTCAGGCTCAGGCCGATGAACTGCGTTTGCGTGACCAACAAATCGCCGATCTCAAGGCCGAACTTGCCCGCATCGCTCAAGCCGTAGAGCCAAAGCGCGTTGGCCGTCCGCCCAAGGAAGAAAAGGAAGCAGCGTAAATGAAAACCCTCTTGCAACTCGTCCAATCCGCCTGCGGTGAGATGGGGCTATACGTTCCCAATTCCGTCGCAGGGAATACGGCGCAGGATGTTGCCCAAATGATGTACCTGGCTAACGCCTGTGGCGACGAACTTGCAAGAGAGCATGACTGGGAAGCCCTGAACAAAGAGTGCCGTTTCACCGTTCAATACCTGACCACTACCGGAACATGGACAACCGCGGCCGCAACGGTTACGGGCATTCCTAGTACTACCGGGCTGGTCAAGAATACCTGGATGGCAATTGGCCAGGGCATTCCGCAAGATACCTATATTTCCAACGTCGATAGCGGTACGCAGGTCACACTCAGCCAAACTCCCACGGCAGCGCAAACCAGCGCGGCAATCAACTTTGGTCAGACGAAATACGCCATGCCGTCAGACTTTGACCGGCAAATTGACCGCACCCATTTTGACAAGTCGAAACGGTGGGAGATGCAAGGCCCGGAAACCGCGCAACAGTGGGAATTCCTTAAATCTTCTTACGTTGCCACCGGCCCGCGCATCCGTTACAGGATCATGGGCGGATATTTCCAGATTTGGCCGATGACCACCACGGCGGAATATCTCGGCTTTGAGTACGTATCGAACGCATGGGCTACTTCTTCCGCTGGAGCAGGGCAAACCTCTTTCGCTGCTGACACGGACACCTGCGTTTATCCCGACCGTCTAATGGTCACGATGATTAAGAAGAAGTATTTCGAGGTCAAGGGATTCGATTCGACCAAGCTGGAAATGGACTACCAGCGCGAACTATCCATTGCCAAAGCCAACGATGCAGGCTCGCCCATTCTCGCAATGGCTCCGCAACCGTCTAGCGTCCTCGTTGGATGGGAAAACATTCCTGATTCGTTCCAGGGGTTCTAAGTGAAGAACCGCGCCGTCCCCGTATCGCTTCCTGCTCCTATCGGTGGCTGGAATGCCCGCGATGCACTGGCGGAAATGAAGGAAACCGACGCGCCCATTCTGCAAAACTGGTTTCCGACGCCAACTTACGTCACCCTGCGCCCCGGAATGGTCAAGTGGGCAACAGGTTTGCCGTCTCAGGTTAATTCCGTGATGGCGTACAACGCCGGAACGACCTCCAAGCTATTCGCAGCCTCGGGTACGAGCGTTTATGACGTAACGAGCAACGGGGCAGTCGGCGCTGCGGTGGTTACTGGTCTGACCACGGACAAGCTATTGCACACGAATTGCGCTACGGCAGGGGGAAACTTCCTCTACTTCGTCAATGGTCTGGATAAGCCAAGACTCTACAACGGCACCACTTGGACGGCGATTGATGGCGCTTCTACTCCTGCTATAACTGGCGTAACCACTACGCTGCTCTCAAACGTCTATTTTGCAAAACAGCGCCTTTGGTTTGTGGAAAAAGGATCGCTCCGCGTCTGGTTCCTCCCTGTTGTCTCGGTCGGTGGCGCCGCATCATCCATTGATTTCGGTTCGCTCTGTCGCCGGGGTGGTTATCTGGTAGCGATGGCGGAATGGACGGTTGAAGGCGGTTTCGGGATGAAGGATTTAACCGTCTTCGTGACCTCCGAAGGCGAGATGTTGATCTACGAAGGCACTGACCCTTCTAGTGCTTCCACGTGGTCACTGGTCGGCATTTACTACATGGGTTCCCCGATGGGGCCAAAATGCTTCTGCAAGGCCGGAACCGACCTTCTGTATATCTCCAAGGAAGGATTGGTACCTCTCAGCCAGGGCCGATTCTTTGCCGACATTTCCAACAAGGGAACGCTCACGGACAAAATCCAGTGGGCAATCAGCCAAGCGACGACGATGTACGCGAATAACTGGGGCTGGCAGGTTCAGCCCTATCCGCTTGGCAATGCGCTGTTGCTCAATATCCCGATGGGTACAGGGTTACAGCAGCAATACGTCATGAATACCGTAACGGGTTCATGGTGCAACTTTACCGGTTGGAACGCTAATGCTTGGGAAATGCTGCAAGACCAAATCTATTTTGGCGATAGCGGTTTTGTGGGCAAGGCATGGTTCGGCAATGACGACGCTGGGGTACAGATCAACGGCGATGCACAGCAGGCATTCAACTACTTCAAAGCCCCCGGCATCCTGAAACGCTGGACAATGGCCCGCCCGATCATTGGGGCTAGTTCTTCCCCTGCGGTTCTCTGCAACATCAATGTTGACTTTGATTCCACAGCACCGAACGCAGTTTTGAACGCCACACCGACCACCTATGGCACGTGGGATGTTGCCAAATGGGATGTTGGCACATGGGGCGGCACTCAGGACATTTACAAAAACTGGCAGGGCGTTACCGGCGTAGGGTATTGCGCTGCGCTGAGAGTGATTGCCTCGGGTAAGGGAAACACAATCAACTGGATGAGTACCGACCTCGTTATGGAGCGCGGAGGCGTCCTTTGATCTGCTTTGATCGTGAGCGTGTCGGTCAGTTCGTCGCGCATAAGATCGGCATGGAAACCGCTGAACACTTTGGCCCGTATCAGGCTATCGGCATTGAGAAAGATGGCCGGATTATCGGCGGGGCGGTGTATTGCGAGTTCAACGGCGTGAATTGCTCTGTCCATATCGCAGGCGAAAAGGGCGAAAACTGGCTAACCCGAGAATTTATTTCCTACGGGTTTGACTACCCGTTCAATCAATTGAAGGTGAATCGGCTTACCGGATGGGTGGAAGCGTCCAACACGGATGCCCTAAAACTCGATTTGCACCTTGGCTATGAATTAGAGGCAACCTTACAGGGCGCCGCAAGAGATGGCGGAGACGTTCATATCGTCCGCATGTTCAAAAAAGACTGCCGATTTCTGAAAGGCAAATATGCGCTACAACGAACTTGACCTATTGCCGGAACAATCTTTCCGCGCTCGCTTTGGTCGCCTTGAAACCTTGGAAGGTGGCAAAGGCTCTGCGCCTGCTGCACCGGATTACACTTCCGCAGCCAACGCAACCGCAGCCGGCAACCTTGAAGCGGCCCGCGCTGCGACCGCAGCCAATCGGGTAAATCAATATACCCCTTACGGTAATTTGACTTATAGCCATAGTGGGAGCGATCCCGATAACGGCTGGTCTGCCACTCAAACCCTTTCCCCGGATCAACAGCAACTACTTGACCGCACGAACCAGCTTAACAACGGGCTGATGAGTACGGCCAATACCGGCCTTAACTACGCCAATGACGTATTGAGCAAACCCGGCGTCAATATGTCCAACCTACCGCAAGTCGGCATCAATCCGGGGCAGTCGTATCAAGATGCAATGATGTCAAGATTGCAACCGCAGATTGACCGGGAAAACCAGCAATCTGACGCGCAACTTGCCAATCAAGGTATTACGCAAGGTTCGCGGGCTTACGACGATGCAAAGCGCGTTTTGAACCAGAGCCATAACGACCTGCTGAATAACGCAACGGTTCAAGGCTTCAACACGGGTCTAGCAGCAAATCAGAACTCGTTCCAACAGCAAGCCTATAACCAGATGCAGCCCATCAACGTAATTAATGCGTTGCGTACGGGTTCGCAGGTACAGAACCCGAACTTTACGGCAGTTCCTCAACAGGCAACTACAGCCGGGGCTGATCTGCTCGGGGCCGCGAAGGATACTTACGCATCTAACATGGATGCCTATAACGCCAAAGCAGGGCAGGCTAATAGCCTTATGGGCGGCCTGTTCGGTCTTGGGGCGTCAGCACTGACGAAATACTCTGATCGTAGATTGAAAAAGCATATTGAACTTATCGGCAAGACCTCCGGCGGCATCAATATCTACTCTTATGAGTACCTATGGGGCGTTCCTGACATTGGCGTGATGGCTGATGAAGTGGCGCATATTCCTGGCGCGGTAACTGTCGATAGCAACGGTTACATGATGGTCAATTACGCGAAGGTGATCTAAATGCCGGATACCGTCTCCCCCGTTTCGCCGATCAATCTAATCGACCCTTCCTATGCTCCGTCCATGATGGAGCTACAGCGTAGGCAGCAACTCGCCAACGTTTTGCGCGCTCAAGGTCTTGCCCCGATGGGTCAAACCGAAATGGCTGGCCGTGTCGCTATCCGAAAGAGTCCAATCGAGGGAATGGCAAAGATGTACGCCGCTTACCTTTCCGGGCAACAGGATATTGAAAACCAAGGTTACGCCGATGAAATCGGCAAGAGCTACAGCGATCACATGCGCGCGATGTTCGGACTTGGCTCGGCTAATCCGCAAACCGCATCCGATGTTGCGCTATCCGCAGGCGCTCAACAGGGAGATGTTGGCCCAACCAATTCCAACGCTGCACGCATGGCCGAAATCCTGTCACAAGGCCAGCCGCAAGCCAATCCGCAAAGCTCTGGTGGGATGTTGAACTATCCCGGCATGCCCCCAGGTCAGTCTATGGCAATGTTCTCCATGATGGGGCCGGAAAAGTACGTTGCTGCTTTGATGGATGCGAAGAAGCCGACCGACTTGCAAAAGAACATGGGCGCGGCGAAAACCGATCCTTTGATGAACGCATGGGCGAAGAAGGAAACCTACATTGCTCCTACATCCATGCGTCCGGGTGGCATTGCGGTTTATCCAGATGGGCGACAAGAGCAAATGCCGTCCGCCATCGACGGCGCTCAGGCTGTCCGTGGCCCTGATGGTCAATGGGCTTATCACCCGATTCCCAATGCACTATCGGCCATTTCCGCAGCTTCTCAGGCGCAAGCCTCTGGCCCTGCTTCCTACAGAACTGAAAAGGTCTTCAACCCGAACACGAACCAATACGAGCTACAGACTGCAACGAACATCGCAGGCGCGGCCGGAGTTCCTGCGCCAATGGCAAACAACAACCCCGGCGCTTTGATGCCTGGAGGGAAAATAGCCAAATATCCCGACCTGCAAACAGGAATTGCCGCTTTAGACAAAAATCTAGAGTCTTACGGAAAACAGGGGATCAATACGATTTCAGGCGTGATTTCAAAATGGGCGCCACCTGGCGAAAATAATACGGCAGCGTATATCAAGGACGTTTCATCGCGTCTTGGCATATCTCCAGATCAGCCGATTGACTTGTCAAATCCTCTGCATCGTCAAATGCTATCAACGGCGATTGCGTTGCATGAAAGCGGGCCAAAGGGCGTATTTGGAGGCGCTCCGCAAAGAGCTATGGCCGCAGAGCCTCCGCTTGGCACTACGGCGAACGCAAACGCTTCCCAAGAGGCAGGCGCGGCATCAATGAAGGCATCCTATGACTCGTTGCAAAAAGCCCGTGCAGGCGGCAGCGCAGCGGTTCAGGACATTGACCACATGCTGAAACTTGGCGAACGCAAAAACCCGCTAATCGCCGGAACATCTGCGACCAATGCAGCCAAGCTGTTTAGCGCCGATGCTGCCGTTTATGAGAAATCACGGGATAACCTCGTAACTCAACTCAGCGGCCAGATGGGGCTAAGTACCGATGCAGCCCGAGACATGGTTTATGGCTCGATTCCGCCCTACGGCGCTCCACGGGAAGCAATCAAAGATGGTCTTGAGAACCTGAAAAACCAAGTTGGCGCCCGCATGATGAAAGCCGATTTCCTGACGGAGCATTTCAACAAGGGCGATTCCAAGGCTTACAACGCCAAGGAAAACGAGTTCGATCAGAACATCTCTCCGGCCATTGTCAAAATACTTCAAATGCCATCAAGCAAAGCCCGTGCCGATGCGCTTGAAAAAGCGAAAGAAGACCCTAAAAGACGCGCATCGCTTGAATGGTCAATTCAAAATGGACTTCTGAAATGAGCGCACTAGACGACCTGATTGCTAGAGATAGGGCGGCAACTCAGCCGTCTTCACTTGATGCGATTATCGCTAGGGATAGCGGCGTTGATAGCATTGCGCGTCCAGAAACTCAATTCTACAAGCACCTAGGCAATGTTGCTGCGGGGGCTTTGCGTGGCGCAGGTTCGATTGGTGCAACCTTCCTAGCGCCGATTGATTCATATAACCAATGGCGCAGAGGCGAAGATTTTCTATCGCTCAAGGATAACAGCGAACGCCGTTCCGCAATGGATTCCGCGCTAGAGTCCATGGGCGCCGATCCGAACTCTTTTGCTTATGGCGCGGGCAAGGTTGGCGGTGAAATTGCTGGAACCGCTGGCGCCGGGAGTGCTGTAGCTAATGGACTCAGGGCCATTCCTGCAATAGCCAAAACTGCACCAGGACTGCTTAACGCCATTGAATCGGGCGGCTTGTCTATTGGTTCTGATGCTGCGCCTACTGTCCTCGGCAAAGCGGCGCAATGGGGAACAAGGTCGCTTGGCGGCGCAATCAACGGTGGCGCTCAAACGCTTATGGCCGATCCTGAAAAGACGGCAGAAGGCGCAGCAATCGGCGCAGCAATTCCAGCCGGTGTAAAAATCGCCGGTCTTCTCGGTGATGGTGTAAATCTTCTGGCTAGGCACAGCCTAGGCGCTGCGACTGGCGTTGGTAGTGAGGCCATTTCCGGCGCTGTCAATGCAGGGAAAGCGGGCAATACTTCTTTCCTCGATAACATGCGCGGGAACGTGCCTTTTACTGATGTTATCGACAAGGCCAAAAGCGCACTTTCAACCATGCGAGCAAGTCGCGCAGAGCAATACCGCAACGGCATGGTTGATATTTCCAACGACAAAACCGTATTGGATTTTTCGCCAATCAACAAGGCAATGGCTAACCTCCAAAGCCTCGGCTCTTACAAGGGCGTGCCGATCAATAGCAAGTCGGCAAACACGGTTTCAGAGTTGCAGGATGTGGTTAATAACTGGTCAAAACTTGACCCGAAGGAATATCACACGCCGGAAGGTATCGACGCGCTTAAAAAGGCAATCGGAGATATTAAGGACTCGCAACAGTTCGGAACGCCGGGATATAAGGCCGCAAACGATCTATATGCCGCTGTCCGAGAGCAAATCTCCAATCAGGCACCTACTTACAACAAGGTGATGAAAGAGTACGCCGAAGCGAGCGAAACTCTTAAAGAAGCAGAACGCTCTCTTATCGGTGGAAACAAGGCCAGCGCAGATACGTCAATGCGAAAACTGCAATCATTGATGCGCAACAACGTCAATACGAATTACGGAAACCGCCTTGACCTTGCCAAGCAGTTACAGGAACAGGGCGGGCAAAGCATTCTTCCCGACATCGCAGGTCAAGCAATGACCTCATGGACGCCACGCGGTATATCCGGCGCTATCCAGAATTTCTCAATCCCTGCGCTGGCCGTTGCTTTGCATAACCCGGCTGTTTTGGCTGCTGCGCCATTTACCAGCCCCAGGCTAATGGGCGAGGCGCTTTATAAATATGGTCAGGCTTCTTCGTTGCATGCCAAAGCCATGAAGGCTGTTGGTGCAAATCAAGGGCAACTTGTCAGCGAACCTGCCAAGTCTGCGATTGTTAATAGTTTGATTCGTGCGCTTACCGCAAACCCGCAAGCCCTTGCATTACCTTGATATGTTCCCGAACAGCCCATACAGGAACGCGAGAACGCATAGAACGGCGAACTTTGCCCACATGTAGTCGATAAATTCCATATTCACCTTCCAACCCGCCTAGTGCGGGTTTTTTCATTTATAGGGGACAACAATGCCACGTACCGGAACAGGAATATACAACCTTCCCGCAGGTCAGCCAGTCGTTACGGGAACCACGATTAGCTCCACCACATTTAATACCCTTACGGCTGACTTGGCAACTGCGCTCACTTCGTCACTCGCTAGTGATGGGCAGACTGTTCCCACGGCCAATATTCAATTGGGCGGGTTCAAACTGACGAACGTTGGCGCAGGTTCGGCAACGACTGACGGGGCGACTATTGGCGGCGCTGAGACACTGAGTAACAAACGTGTCCAATTGGGCGGCTCTGCTACCGCAACGCAGAATTTCACCCTGACCGCAGAAGCGGCGGATGGAACGATGAAGTTGGCTCGGGGTAATGCTGGGGCAACCACTCAAGACGTAATTACTGTTGACGCAGCGGGTAAAGTGGCATTCCCTCAAATGGCGCAATCACTTAATTCTGCTGGGTACATTAAACTTCCTGGAGGCCTAATTGTTCAATGGGGCGCCAAAGCAAATGATAATGGTCTTGGGGGTGGATTTACATTAGTAACATATCCTATAGCGTTTCCTAATGCGGCATTTAATGTGTCCATTACGCCTAATACTAGCTCGGGGATTTCGTATGCCAACAAGCGAGCCAATATAAACTATGGCAGTGAGACTACCACGGGGTTTTCTTGGATAGCTTATAACTCTGACGGATCAATAGATATTACTGCAAGCTCTGTTATTAGCTGGATTGCAATAGGATACTGATATTTTCAACAAGACTGTGTAGAGCTGACTACAAATGAACTATCTGGCACGGTTATTGATCTGGCTTCCGTATTTCATTATTGCCCTGCTATTTACCCCGATTATTTCCCTGTTTCGTGAGATTCGCCCAGGATGTCTGAATAACGGTAAGGAATGGGGAAATGGCTGGCGACTGATTCGCTTCCTTTCCCTGTTCGACACCCCTGACAACGCACTTCCTCCTACGTGGTGGGGAACGGTCAAGTGGCTATACCGAAACAAGCTCTACGGCCTGTGTATTTATTGGCTCTCAGAGTTTGTTATTCCAGACCGGATTCACGCTTACGGCGATCCAAGGATCAACAAAAACAACGGTATAGAGGGGCGGTTCTTTGCCTATGCAGGGAATGGCGTTTTTCAATACAAACTCGTCAAACGATTGGTCGGGAATTACGGCGTAATGCTTAATTTTGGATGGGAACTGGACACAATCGTTAAAACCAATAACGCCGCATGGGCGATGTTCATGGTTTCGCCGCGGCTGGTAACGTTCGGCAAGGGGGAAGAAAATGCCTGACCCAACCGCATCTGACGGCGTTCTAGGCGTCAAGTTTGCCACGCTGGTAGCTGGGTTTGCCGGTGGCGTCGTCTCCCTATCCTTCGTCAGTGGCCTGACCAAGCCGCAGGCGTTGCTCTCTGTCCTGACAGGAGCGCTTACGGCGGGCTACATGACCCCTGTTGTGCTGCACTACATGTCACTTCCGACGACTGAATTGCAGAATGGTGCCGCCTTCTTCGTCGGGCTGACGGCCATGAACATCGTTCCCGGCCTGCTCAAGCTGTCCGAAATGTTCAAGCGCGATCCGCGCAGCTTCCTCAACGGAGGTGATAAATGACCATCCTGCTACAGATCGTCGTCGCGCTGGCCTCGGCCATGATCGTGATTTTCTTCGTGGATTGCCTTAACCGGATGACGAAGGCCACGAATCACTGGATACGCGCGGCCTATGTGCTGATCGCGGCCGGGGCTTTTGGCGAGATTGTGGCGATCTTCGAGGGGCATGTGCCGGTGGTCGCGGAAACCCTGTTCATTACAGGCTTCGGGCTGCTCTGCTTTATTGACGAACGGGCGCCCGGGCGGCGTGAAAAGGTGGAGCAATGAACTTTCTATCACCTGTTCCGCTTCCCTATCGCTGGTTGGCCATTGCGCTGCTGGCCGTTGCCCTGGTCGGCTTCGGCTGGGTCAAGGGCGCCGGGCATGTGCAAGGCAAATGGGATGCGGCGATCAGCAAGCAATCAACGCAGGTCGCATCAGTCAAGGTGAAGCAGGCCGAGGCCGCTACTGGTGTGGTCATCAAATACGTCGACCGTGTTCAAGTCGTCCGCCAGAAGGGCGCCGACATCATCAAGGAGGTGCCTGTCTATGTTCCTGCTCAAGCTGACGCTGCTTGTGTGCTGTCTCGCGGGTTTGTCCGCCTGCACGACGCTGCCGCCACCGGTAGTGTTCCCGACCCTGCCGGAAGTGCTGATGCGGCCCCCGCTGGAATTGCACTCTCTGCCGTCGCAGGCTCCGTTGCCGAAAACTACCAGCGATGCCATGAAAACGCAGAGCAACTGATCGCGCTGCAATCGTGGGTTGTTGAAATGGGAAAGGCATCGCAATGACCGCAAAAATCGTTGATCTCGACAAATGGCGGGAAGATCACCCGCCGATGGTGCGACTGGCGCATATCCAGTGCCACCTGCTCGGCGCAGCGATTCGACTACAGCGTAACGCTTGGCGTGCATGGTTCTCGCTGTTCGTCAGATGATGGGCGGCGGCAATCTTCGTCACTTGGGGCTAATCGCCACTAGCGGCTCATGGCGGCGGCATTGGCTCAAATGGCGCTGGATAAAGTACCCGTTCCGACCAATTCCCGACTAAAAACGCTGGAAATGCTTGCAGCACAACGAAGTAACTTGCTCACGCGGAGCATACTCATAACGTATTGAGCCATGCGTTATTGGCCTTATGTGCTAAAAATCAATCGTTTAACGGCTGTCGTTTTTCTTATGCTACGCTATTTGCCCGATTATTTCCGACTGGAATTCCGACGTGGCGAACATCTCAAAGCGCGGCGAAAAGTGGCGGGCAGAAGTCTGTATCGACCGGAAGCGCAAGGCTAAATCATTCCAGACGAAACGGGAAGCGGTAGCATGGTCTAATGACCTGGAGCAATCCGGCATCAGGCCGTCAAAAACGCTCTCGGATGCTATAGACAGATACACGCCAATAGCAGAATCACACAAGGGCTATCAGCCCGAACTATCGAGGCTAAAGCAGCTTAGAAAGGCTCTAGGTGATTACGCACTAGAGCGACTGACCAGTGCAAAGCTGGCAGAGTACAGAGACAAGCGATTAACAGAAGTCGCCCCTGTCTCTGTCAGGCGGGAGTTAATCACGCTTTCCGCATTATTCAGAGTCGCCATGAACGAATGGCAATGGATAACCACAAATCCCCTTAAAACCGTTACAAAACCCGCAGCAGGGCCAGCCAGAAGGCGCGGAATAACTCAAGCAGAGATAGACGCCATCCTTGTTAATTTATCGCCTATGCGCGCTGGAAAACAGGTTTCAGCCATGTTTCTTCTGTCACTGGAAACCGGCATGCGATTAGGCGAAATCGTTTCGATCAGATGGGAAGATGTTTCAGAAAAATACCTGACCCTGCAAGCTACTAAAAACGGTGATCGGCGCTCCGTTCCTCTCTCGGCCAAAGCTCGTGAAATCATCGCCAGCCGTCGAGACATTGACCCGGAAACCGTATTCACTCTAACCCAAGCGCAGGCATCCAAAGCGTTTCAACGGGCATCCATCAACGGTGTTCACTTCCATGACGCACGATCTGAAGCCGTTACCCGCCTAGCCAAGAAACTATCCGTAATGGATTTGGCGCGGATGATCGGACATCGTGACCCGCGAAGTTTGATGATGTATTACTCTGAGCCTGCGGATTTGATAGCAGATAGGCTGTAAGAATCCTTGCCATTTGGCTAAATAAGTTAGCCAATTTCAGATACTGCCTTATGGCTGCTTGCTCTAAGTTGTTTCAAGTAGTTTATGTCGTCTTGGTTTTCCGGGTTGCACACGCCGTATCGCATCGCCACCAACCTAGGATGGACAATAACAAATGTAACTTCGCTGAATCCTTCCTTATCTTCTCCATTTAAGAACTTCTCGGCCTCTTCAATGGTGTTGTATGTTCCATGCACTCCGCTGGTTGAAAACAGCACGAAATTCAGTTCGTTGGCTTTCGCGCCTGGGAACATTTCACGCAAAGCGTCCATACCATCAACTCCCGGTTGCTTTCGCATAACTGAGTAATGTGCGCTATCTGGCCGCGTTTTATCTAAGTTTTCCCATGTCATAATTTCATCCTATTGATGCCTATTTCAACTCAAGCAACCCTGCGCCAATCTTCCAAGCGGTCAATAACCTTCTCCAGCTTGGCGGATATTCTTTTGGTTCCCGGATGTTCTGACAGACGAGCGTGGAGCGTTTCGAGGTGGCGCTTTGCTTCAAGCGCCTCGTCTTTGATAGCGTCAATTCGCTGTTGGGTGTTCTTTCCTATTTTCATTCAGGCACCTTTAGTGAAATGATGGCGTCCAGAACTTCGCAGCACGTCCGGTGGAATCCATGCTCGTTCGGCTTTTCGCACTCGGCCGTAGCCTGTTCAAGCGCGGCATTGGTGGCGATGGCGATCAACTCCAACAATAGCTCCTCGGTAAAACAATACTCGCCATTACGGCGTAACGCGCCAGCATCAGTTGCCATCTCTATGGCTTGTTCTCTGGTGGTCATGGCTTCCAATCCCCGCTGCGGAGTTTTTCCATCTGTTCATTGACAGACCAGCCATCTTCGCGCCCCTTGGTTCGACCCGCGTCCAGCAGCCTAGCGCCCCATTCCCTGAGCGCAGATTCTCCTAGTCGCATCCATACTGCACCGTCGTGAGTTTTTTGCCTTCCTGCAATACAGGCTGAAATGCACGAAGGCTCAAGCCCGTCCTTTGCTGCGTCCGATGTGTAGTCATACACAACAGTTCGACCATCTTTATAAAAACCAATAACAGCTACACCTTTTAGTGTTCCGTGCAGTTTTGCATCTGCAATATTTTCCTTCTGAGAGCCATACGCTAGGTTTTCCGGCGTGTTATTTAGCTTGTCACCATCAATGTGCCTTACAAGCCTTGCTTTTTGGCTTATTCCAAGAAAGTTATATGCAACCAACCTATGAATAAAAAACATGTGTTGCGTATTATTTCTAGAAAGACTGGTTCTCAAATAACCCTGTTTATTTATTACTGGCTGTTTAACCATAGGCTCTTTCCGCCTAACCAAACCATTTGACGTAGGGTAAAACAAAATCCTAACCGTTCCTTTATTTGATATTTCATAATGTTCGTACCCGCTGATAGGAACAAAAATCTCTTCGCTCATTTGTTATCCTTGTTAATGTCGGCGTGGGGGAGGGTGAGCGCCTCTTTTCCACAAGTACATCCGTGATCGCGCTCATCGTATGGATCAAGGCGCATACACCAAACACGGTGAGGGGCTTCAGCAATCCATTCTCGCAGTTTCGCGCTGTAGGCTTGCTCGTCGGCGAGTTGCTGCTGCATTTCCAACTGGCCTGCTTCCCATGCTTCCCGGCATGAGGACTCCCAGCCCTTGTAAGTGTTAGGAGTTGATCCGCAACCTTCTGGCCTATCCCACCATTCTTCAAATGTCATTTCGTACTCCGTGGTGTGTATAGTTTTGTCCCAACTCCGATCCAAGATGGGCAGTTTCCGTACCTTACTTCGAGGTTTGAATCGAATCTGAGTCTCCCGCCTGTGTCACACGAAGCAACAGGCTCCGCATCGCACAGGATCAGCCCTTCGACATTGCTGTCGTTGATTGCGTCGAGCGCTTCTGCTCCAATTGATAAATCAGGATGTTCATAGACCGCGATTTGGGAAAGTGCCTCCTTCGCCAGCAGGAGCAGCTTCGTCAGCTTCTCGATACGCTCCCCATGAGCTATTTCAAGGGCTTCTGTTTCAGCCAGTTGCATTTCGACTGTCACACAGTGCATGGAAACTTCATGGAGTCTTGAGTTTGCAGACTGTGCCTCTGAATTCTTCTCGGCAAGCTGCGCTTCGAGCTTAAATACTTGTTCCTGTAGCTCTGCGTTGAACTGCATTCGGCGATACTTCATGGGAACCGTTTTCAGCCGTGATACCTCGGCTTCTAGTTCGGCGACTCTGGCGCGGAGTTGGTCATTCGCGGTGACGGTCGACTGCGGGCTACAGGTATGCACGCCGAGCGCCGTGGTACGCTTCCCGCACCGGGAACAGAAATTGATTTCGTCCATGTCATTCCATCCAGTAAAAAGACGTGTTGGTATTGACTACAAAAACAACTTCCTTGCTGACGATCCCTTCGTGTGCCAATCGCTCTAAATGTCGCCTGGCAGTAGTAGAGGGCTTGTTGATCTTTGCTGCCATTTGCGGAGCAGAAAAACGCTCCCCTGTCGCCAATGCTCGCAACACGCTGGCACGGATAATCTTGAAGTCATAGCGCGGGCCTGATTCTGGTTGTTTGACTGGCTTGACTGGCTTTTCAACCTTCTGCTTGCCGTCG